AGACCAACGACCATTAGAATCAGTATCTAGGTCGAAAGTACCAGCAGCAGTAGTACCAACTGCAGCACCTGGCTTAGCAGTTTTGTAGATTGTGCGGATAACTTCACGATTGATCTCAGCAAGAATCTCAGTTGAGAGAATGTTGCTTAGTTCGCCTTCAGCATCAAGACCATGAACAGACTTCATGTCTTGTGCAAGTTCAACTGAGTACTCAGCTTTTAGAGCACGAGTCTTAGCAGTTACAGAAGTTTTCTCGATAGAGAAAGCCATTGCACCGAAAGAACCATCGCCTGAACCACCTTGACCTAGACGCTCTGCTGCGCTAGTAGCGATACCAGAACCAGTAGTCTCAGAACCACCGAAGTCATAAACACCAGAGTGAACACCACCACCAGAGAAGTCAGTGTCTGCTTCGTTGCTGATTAGAACTGGGTCGAACTTAGCAAAACCACCAGTGTCACCGTAAGAGCCAACTGAGTTTGCTGGAGCAGCTTCGAAAAGTGCTTCACGCTGTTTAGCCATCTCACGCTCTTGGTTCTCTAGGAGAACTGCAGTAACTTCTTTACGATAGTTATCTTTGATTGGGGACGCACCATCGTGTTCGAGGATTGGAGCCCACTTTTTAACTAAATCTTGACGATTCATTTGTAATTCCTTTTTATTTAAGTTTGTTAAGTGCAGTTAGATATGCTGACATCTGAGGATCAAGATCAACTTTCTTCTCTTCAGTCAATGCTTCTACTGGAGCATCAGTAACTACAGACTTAACATCTGCGGTTGATTTATTTGTGAAATAATTTTCACGGATAGTCTTAACTTTTGTTTCAAAAGTTTCTGCGTCTTCGTATGAAAGTTCTTCAACTAATGCATTAAACTTTTCAGTCTCAGTATCAGTTAAACCCTCGCTAACTGCCTTAACGATTTCGCCACGCTTTTGCTCAGCGATTGTTTTAGACATTTCGATATTAGTTGCAACTTGCTCATTGAGTTTTGCTTCTAATTCTTCAATGCGAGTTTCCATTTCACCAAGCACGTCATAACGCTCTTCTGGAACATCGATGTAGTGCTCTTCAAATAGACTCTTCATACCAGTCACGAAACTCTCAAGAACTTCAGACTTCATACCACGATCAAGGGCAATTTCATTTTGTGCCATCCACTGCTCAGCTACGTAGCCGAGATATCCATCAACCTGTTCAACTAGACCCTCTACATTCTTTGCAACTTGCTCAGCAAGTTTGCTTTCGAATTCTTCTTCAATACGAGCGACTTCTGCTTTGACACGAGTCATAACAGCTGCTTCGAAAATTGTTTCTGCTTTTTGGCGGAACTCTTCTGTTAATTCTTCACCATTAAACAAAGCATCCATATCTTCTTTAACTGGTTTGATAACAGACTGATCACCTGCTTCTGCTTTAGCAGTAGCTTGATTTGATACTTTAGAAGTACCACCTTCTGCTTCTTTTTCGTCTTCTACGTTGTTACGCTTGTTGTCTGGGTTGTCACCCTCAACCTTAGTAACACCATCAGAGACACCTGCAATGTGACTTGCTTCAGCAGCACCTGCACCTTCTGTTGTTGTTTTGCTGCCACCTTCTGCACCAGCAAGTTTTGCTTCAGCTAAAATTTCAGCAATTTTTTGTTCGATTGACATCGTTTTCTCCTGTAACTGGATAGTTCTATTAAATTATTTATTATTTATCTGATTTTACTCAGGAAATATTGGAAAGCACGAATCTTGGCTTCCTCTAGATTTCGTGAAGAAGTTTTACGAATTGCGTGTTTAACTTCTTCGATATGTTTTTCCACAAACTTTCCATCAACAAATACCCAATCTTTGTTCTCCATAATACCACGCACATATGCGTCTGGAGCAGATGGGTCTGCAACGATGTCTGCTGCAGTAGACAGCATAAAATCGTCTTGAACAATTGATACACCCTCGTTGTTTGTAACGAGTGAACCAAGTGCTCTACTGGAAACCCCAAGATTTGCACCACCATCTAATAGACCACGTGCAATTTGTCCCATTGGAGTTTCTAGGATTTTCGCTTTACCAATGTAATTCGTACCTTCTTTGCGAAGAGAGACAATAAGATGTGATACACGATCTAGATTAATAGATGGTGTGTCTGGATGTCCTAATTCGCCATAAGCACGATTATTCTCAACTTGTTCCTTCATGTAACGAGCAACTTCTTTGTCCATCACATCTTCTTTATACATACGTTTATTGCGATTGACAATATTCGACTGAAGAAAGATTCCCTCGATAAAGTAATCCTTACCTTTACCAAGTTTAGATTCTGTAACTAACTTGACTGACTCTGTAACTTCTTTAATGAGTTTCATGTTTATACCTTATCTGGTGAACCACTTAATGTGGTTGAAGCACCTACACGAGAACGATCATCATATGCACCGTATACAGCTTCCTCAACTTTAGTAGCGTAACCACCAACTTTGCGTAATGTTAGATATAATTGTGCTTCTGCACCAGCGATAGTTACAACAATATCATCAGTATTGTTAATTGTGTCTACATATCCACTTCCTGCAGCAAGATCTATTGTATCTGCGCCACCACCTGGAAGTGTTAAAATATTAACAGAGTTTCTGGTAATAGTAATAGTAGCAGTCGGTAATCCAACCCACTGGCAACCAGCAATATTAACTGTTTGTGTTGCGCCATCTATTGCTTGAGTTGATGCTAAACAGTCAGTTTGTAAATCAATTGTTGCAGCTGCAGCAGTACCAGCGATCTTAACAATCGTTTCATTGTTGGTGTTCTTAAGAACTGTTTTAGTTACTGGCATTTTATTCCTCTAATTTTTCTACAACATACATGAAATTTTGTTTACTCTCACGCATGTATTTAATAACTTCTGGTTGATTCTGTAATAAATTATTTAGTTGTCCTTGAGTGCCTTCATCAATTGCTACAATTGATTCATCATCAAGAACATAATGTAATTTACCCTCTACCAAACTGTCCAGCTTATTTAATCTACGAATTTCTTGGACAACGGGATCAACGCTAAAAATGTGTGAGGAAGCAAGTTGTATATAATTTTCTATAAGAGTATCTGTAACTTTAACATCGTGGTATTCTTTAATAATACTAGCGACTTTATTTTCAGAAATGTCTTCGTATAATTCAATAGAGATTTGTTCTTCTAATTGTTTAGCGATATGTTCTTGTTTAATGTATTGTTTTGCTTCCTCAATACTTCTAAAATCTGTTTCTTCGCCATCTATTAAAATCTTTTCATCTTTTGTCTTTTCGACAAGATGATGATAAGACCTAATGCTTTCTAAAACATCAGGTCTACTCAGAGATTTAATAAACTTAGAATAAATCATTAGCCCATCTTTTTACCAGTGGTAGCTGCAGCTTTTTCTGCACGCTTTTTAGCAAGCAGAGCCTCTAATCCAGGATTAGTATATGCTCCTTCTTTCATCTCTTGCTTATCTTCACCATCTTCTTCTTTGTCTTCTTTATCTTCTTCACTGTCTTCATCATCTTTATTTTTATCTTCATCTTCTTCATCATCTGTTTTAACTTCTTCAGAGACAGTTTCTTGTTGTGAAGCAAACATACTTTGTGAAACTTCTATGCGACGAGCATCTAGCATTGGTGCTAGTTTTTCAGCCATCGCTGTAGCAAACGCTTTTTCTGTTTCTAATGCATCACCATTAGCGATTGCTTGAACTAAATTTTCTACTGCTTCTCTCATGTGTGTCTCCTATTAATTTGGCCAAGTGCCAGTTTTTAACTGACGAACTTTTGTTGGCGGATCTTCATTTGGTTGTTCAGCAGGTTCATCAGCAGGTTCGTCTTGTTGTTCATCTGCTGGTTGTTGCTCTGTATTTTGACCCATGTAGTTTTGTGTAGCTGCTTGTTGAGCACCATCTAACATACCTGCTTTTTCAGCCTGAGCCATTTGCAATTCTGCTTCTTGTTCAATCTCTTGCGTAATTTTATCAACTTGTTCTTCATCAAGACGAAGAACATTTTTCTTAACCCATGCTTGGCTATAATACTTACCAACATAAGGATCAAGTTGTTGTAACGCTGTAATTCTTTGCATTAAAATCTCAGAGTCTTTTAACTCAGAGAAGTGATTGTCCTCGATATAGTCATACTTTAAGAATGAACGAATTGTATCCCATTCATCAGCACGAATAATACCTTTTGCAATTAGTTGCACTCTAAGTGATTCAGAGAACAACACTGAAAACTTTTTACGTAGTCTAACAATAAACTTATTAAACTTAACTTCATCACGAGAAATCTCTTGTGAACGACCAATACTAAAACCTTGCTGTGGTTGCAAGCGAGAGATTGGAACATTCAACGCATGATAAAGTTTATTCTGGAAATACTCGATGTCTTGAATCTCGCCAAGATTTTGTCCACCTGGAAGTGTAGTAATTTCTGTACCTTTACCACCTTCACGACGTGGCATCCAGAAATCTTCCATCATGGATAAATGACGACGATCGTCACGTGTTTCACCAGTTGTTGCATCATAAACAATCTTATTACGGAACTTGTTCATGATATCAGAGACATACTGCTCTGCTTTTAATTTAGGTAGATTACCTACATCAATGTAGAAAATTCTACGCTCTGGTGCACGACTAATGCGATAGATGACTAAAGAGTCTTCAATCATCTTTAATTGATTGACTGGCTTAATGGCTTTATGTAAATACGACAGAGCCATGCCTGTATTCTGGTCAACTAAACCAGATGAACAATATACAACAGAATCAAGTGCTAATTTAACACCTTGTGTAGTTTGTTCAGTGATTCCTTTGTCATTGTAAAGATAGTATTCTTCTACTTCTTTTACAACATCAACACCTTGTGGTGTTCTTTCTTTTTTAATGTTCTTAATGCGACGAATCTTACGTGGATCGATATAACGTAACTCTACGATACCATCTTTAATTCGATCTTCATTAATAAGAATTTGATAATATAGTCTTCCGTCGATATACCAACTGCGGAAGATCTCGTGTGCTCTTTCATCAAACTTCAAGAGTCTTTGTATATTATCAAACTCTTCTCTAATCTTACTTTTAATAGAGGAAGATAATTTTAATTCATCTAAATTTAACTGAATTGGACGTTTCTGTTCATCAGCAACAATTGATTCATTGATAATATCTTCGATTGCATTATCACAATCTGAATATTGTGCAACCTCACGATATCTACGTAGAAGGTCATTCTCATTCTTAATAATACCTTCTAAATCCATGACCATACCGTAGTAGCCACCAGCATTTACACCAGTGTTTACTACGGTTGCGCCTGTATCAACAGAACTAGGAGTTACAACGGATTGCAACTCCTGATCCTTTTTACGCTTTATCTCAAAGCCAAAAATCTGCATAATGTAATTACCCTAAAAAATTATTAAATTGGTAGCGTACCGATTGGAGTGTCGATAGAAACATTGACACCAAATCCAGAAGTAGCACCAGTATTTGAAGTAAAGAAGTTGTAAGTAAACTCCACATCAAATTGTTCAATTGCGTTTTGTTGCTCGTAGTCTAGACCAACTGCAGAAATAGTAGTTGGATATGCATCTACAAATGTATAAGACTTGATAGTTGCACCATTGCGATCTAGTTGATGAACTCTTAAATCTACCTGATAGTCACGTGGGTTAACACGACCATTTGTAGAGTTGTAGTTCTGAACACCAGATTGCCACTGCTCTAGAGCATTACGGATACCGAAAGTAGTATCATTGTAAATTGTGACAGACCATGGTTGGAATGTACGCTCGCCAGCAAAGTTAACTGGGCGACCACGATAAAGAACAGGGATGTTCTCTACTGTTGATGCTGGAAGTTGTGCAGCCTTACATAAGAACTGCGCTCTCTGACCAGCAACTACCCCAAGTGTTACATAAGAAGGGAAAGTTAGTTCGACACGGAATTGATTAGGACGTGCACCGCCACCAATCATCTGCGCCTTGAAGTCAGCAATATTTGCCATTTAAATCTCCTTGTGTTCTTTTCTTTATTTATCTGTTAGTTATGGGGAGATTTTGTCTCCCCATTTTCAATTAACCACCAATTTCGCTAAAGTTAATAGCAGAACGTGCAGCAACGAATGTCAGAGTAATAAAGTTGATAGAACGATTTGGTTTAATGAAGATATCAGCAACGAATTCGTTACGATCAATAACTTCACCTGTGTTATTAGATTCATCGCACTTAACACGGAAATCAGTAATACCACGACGTCCTTGAACATCTCGTAGGAATGGCTCAACTAAACTACGGAACTGCGCACGAGTAAATGAATCGTTAAATTCAAACAACTGGAACTTAGCAGCAGTTGCAATTGCTTTTTCCATAACGATGAATAGACGACGAACATTGATACGATCAAACGCACTTGGTTTAGCAAGCAATGTCTTATCGCCGAATAGAACAGTACCTTCTCCTGGGAATGTAACCACAGGGTTGACACCATTCTTGTATAGTTCGTCACGATCAGTCTTAGTTGGATTAACAGCCAAGCGAACAACATTCTTAACCTGACCACGATTTAGACCACCTGGAGAGAACCATGGATCATTAGTGTAATCAGTACGTGCGCATAGACCAGCGATGTCACCATTTAGTGGGACATAACGATACTTGTCGTTGTAGCGATCGTATTGATATTTGTAACCAGTATCTAGAACACCGTATGATGTGCTTGGTAGAGAGTTACGATATGCGATTAGTGCATCAGTAGCAGTTGAACCACTACCAACAACCACATCACCAGAAACGCTTTGTGGAGATGCAAACACAACGCAGTCTAAACGAGTTTCTGCTACGTTATTGATAACGTATGTAGCAGTTGCTGCAGTTGCTTTACCAAGCATAATGAGAGAAACATCAAAACGAGAATCGTCAGCAAAAATTGCAAACGCTGTTTGTTTCTGTCCTTCAGTGATTGCTAGGTCATCAACACCACTTGCTAGAGAACGGCTAATAGAAACTGTTGTAGATTTAAAGTTATTACCTTTTGCAGCAGAACCCCAGTTTGCCTCACCTACACCAGAGGATAGTTGAGTTGGGTGATCCATCCACCATACGTATGTAGAACGTGAGTTAACAACATCTTTATAGTAGTTATTAGATCCATCAAACTTCTTAGCGTCGCTTGCTTTTGAAACGAAGGCAAATTTCTCTAGAACTTCACCTTGTGTACCAGTAAACGCACCATCTTCGTCAATAATGATAACGTGTAGTTCGTCATTAAGACCGCCAGCAGCTGCAGCGTAGTCAGAAGTTCCTGGAGCAGAATCAAATTCAGTACGATAAGTCCAAGTACCAAATGTTGCTGCGTCAGCCATAGAAATCTTTAAAGAGTTACCTAGTGCTCCTGGGCAACGTGCAGCCCATTCACCAACGATACCAGCACCATTTACATAGTTGTCTAGGTATTGTTGTGTGTTATTAATTTTAATACCACCAACAGTAACAGTTGCTGATGCAGCAGCAGCTGATCCACCACCACCTGTGAATGACACAGTAGGATTTGCAGAATAACCACTTCCTGGATTTGTTAGAGTAATAGATGTGATAGTTGATGCTGCAATTACAGCAGTCGCAGTAGCACCAACACCACCACCACCTGTAATAGCAACAGTAGGAGCAGTTGTATAGCCAGAACCAGTAGCACCAACAGTAACAGTTGTAACAGTACGTGTTGTCAATGTTGCTGCAGCAGCTGCTGTAAGAGTAATTGTATCACCACCAGCAGCAGTAATCTCAACAGTAGGGGCAGAAGTATATCCGCTTCCTGGAGCAGTTACAGTAATACCAGTAATAGCACCACCAGAAACAGTAGCAGTTGCAGTAGCACCTGAACCACCGCCACCTGTAAGAGCAATAGTTGGAGTGCCAACATAACCTGCACCACCATTGCTAACAGTAATGCTTTGAACACCAGCTGCAGAAAGAACTGCAGTAGCTGTTGCGCCAGTACCACCACCACCAGTTAATGTAACTGTTGGAGTAGAAGTGTATCCTGAACCACCACTAGTTACAGTGATAGCAGTAACACCACCACCAGATAAAGTAACAGTAGCTGTAGCTTGAGTACCACCTGTGATATCAGGTGCACCAATAACAACAGTAGGAGCAGAAGTATATCCTGAACCACCTGCAGTTAATGCAAGAGTAGTAATAGTTCCTGTTGGGACAGCAACAGCGTTTTTAGCGTTGGTTGTGTCACCACGAATCACTAGTAGATTGCTAGTGTATGATAGGAAGTTTGCAGCAGTGAAGAATGAATCTGCGTTAGCGTCAGTAGGTTTACCAAACTGTCTAACCAAATCATTCTCAGAAGAGATACGCACTGGATCCAAAACTGGACCCCATAGGAACGCACCAGCAAAACCACCGACAGAGGTAGATACCGCTGGAACGATAGAAGTGAAATCTTTTTCTACGACTGCAACGCCTGGAGATAATTGAAACGGCATTGTAATTCTCCTTGTTAATAAGTTTACCTAGACAATTTGATGTCTACATTTTATTTAGTTTTTACACGATTTCTAAAAGTTTAGAGGAGGTTTCTCAGGACTTCCATCGTCGTAAAACCCAAATGGTGTTAGTTCTTCTTCAATGGCTTTCATCTGTTTCTTGTACATTATCTCTCTAAGGTTAACATTATTTAGCTCTTTAAAATAAGAGTTAGTTGTAAGCCAACTGAATAAGACTAACGGCATTACCAGATCATCATGATATCCTTCATCAGCCTCATACGAACCCTTCTTTTCAATAAAAGTTGAAATTTCGGAGATCGTATCAGCGTCATTTACGATTAGTTTACTTTCCTCTATTAGTGCCTTTAAATTATGGCATCCAATTCTTTTAATTTTTTTATCGGTATTTACACCGAGTTGCGTTTTACCACCACCAAATCCACCAGAAATAACCTGTCCGTTTGTATGGCGAGTAACCATTAGAATATTCTCGTATTCCATTTCAGAATAAAGAATATGTGCCACCTGTTCAGATATGTTAGTTTCCAGAAGAACCCATGCTGTATTGTAATCCTTACCTACCTTGTAAATCACATTAGGATAAAGTAAAGGACTAATTTCATTGTTTCTATATTTTGCTACAATCTTGTAAGGAACTTCAGTGATATCAATAACTTGAAATGCTGAATAATCCCCACCAACACCCTTTGCAATATCTGCGATCAAACAATATGTATGATTCGCTTGTGGTTGAGTATATACATCCAATCCTTCTTTTTGATAGATCGGTGCGTCTGGACTCATCTTTGCAATACAATCCGCACGAACAAGAGTTAAAGAAGAACCCAAGAAGTTACATAGAACTTCCTGTGTAAACTTCAATTCACCAAGTTGTGCCTTTTGCTCAGCTGCCCACGCTTCATCACGTCCTGGAATTTCCCAGTATGGAATGAATAGTGGAACAAATCCATTACGACCCTTTTCTGCATCAGTCCAAAACTTCCAGAAGTGATTGTATCCTAATGGAGTAGAGGAAAGAAGAATCTTCGTTGTTTGTCCAGCAGAAATTGTAGGATAAACAGAAGTAAAGAATTCTTCAGCCACATTGTTTGGAATAATTGCAGCTTCGTCAACGTATAGTAAGTTTACAGATTTACCACGAATACCAGATCTTCCAGTCGCTGCAGTAAATACTTTTGATCCATTCTCTAACTCGATGTCACCTTTGTTCCAAGTTAACACACCTTGTTGCATCCATAGAGGAAGACCCTCGTACATAGTTTGATAACGATCTAAAACTTCTCGTGCAGCGTCTTTTTTGTTTGCAAGAATCGCCACGTTTTTATTTGGCTGAAACAATGTATACCAAAGAATGTAGGCAGCAGATGTAGTTGTCTTACCCTGCTGACGACCCTCCATAAGAATCACTCGGCGATTACTATGTATAACATCCAGTTTGCGTTTCTGACAGTCATACAACTTAAAAAGTTGCAAACCATGATCTAGCGTAACAATGTAGCAATAATTTTCAACAAAGTATATTGGATCTTGAGAACACTTAATATACTCTTGAATTTCCGTAGGTGTAAATGTTACACTTACGTTTGCTGCTTTCAGATTCGCATTACTATTATAAATCTCAGCCATATATTAAAAGTCGTCCATCCATTTTTCTGAGGTAAGAGTAGCATTGGTTTCATCACCAGTTGCCACAAAAACTCTATTTGGATTACTAAAGTCTTCATCCAAACCAATGTTAGCATTAACTTGTTTGATAACACCCTGTCCAGTAACAGCACCAAATAGACTTGTTTTTAACTGGAAATTAAGAGTATGTGTTACAAATCGTCTTGTTTGGAAGTCACCATCATATTCATCTGCAACCGTAACACTATTAAGAATAATAGGCACTTCGGTTTTAATATTCATTTCTGGTAATTGATTTATCGTCAATGTATATTCAGGTGTAAATGTAGGAAGTATCTGCTCAAGAATTTGTAGTCCATCTTCCTGAGTCTTTGTTAAAATATAAAGCGAAATATCGATATTGTATGGAACAGGAGTATATACTGTGGAAAGAGAATTTTCTCCTTCACCACAAGTAATTTGTTGCATTCTATTTAATTTTCTTGTGGCATCGTAGTTGTATCCAAGAATCTCAAATGACATTCTTGGTAAAGAAGTATATGTATAGTTTTCAAGAGTTGGGTCTTGCTCTAAACGAACAACCCATTTTTCTTTTGGTGCATATGCTAATGGAATTTGTAATCTTTGTATGGTTGTTCCGTTTACAGAGTCACCTTGTTTGCGATCGATATAGATGTCACTAAACAAACGACCAAATGCTACGATCGTCTTGCGAATAATTCCGTGATAAAATACGTTGTTGTTTAACATTTTATGCTTTTATAATTTGAATATTATCAAGTAGCAGTTCACCACCGATGACAGTACCAAAAGTAGAATCCCAAGAGCCAGCAATAAACACGAAGGCATAATTACCTTGTTCACCAGCACCAATAACTTTAGAAACTTCTGCCCAATTAGTACCTTGATTGACATTTGGACCAGTAACATCTAGTAATTGAATGTAGGCACCAGTAGATTGATTTACCAAATATGAGTACACATTATACGCATCACCACCAGCCAATGCTTTCCACCAAAACTTAACAGTATCGCCAACTGCAAATGGCACTGAAAAGTCACTGTAAACAGCTGGACCATACATAATACCACCTGCAGGAACCACACCAAATTGAGGGATTCCCATTGTTAATCTTAAACACTTTGTTTCACCAGATGGTGGTTTGTCTACTGTTTCTAATCTGTATGTAAAAGATGGAAGTTGTGTCACAGTTGCCACATCTCCTGGACCACTTCCTGGATTTGGTGTTGGGTCTGTTGGTGTCGGATATCCAGCGATTACAGAGTTGCGATTTAATCTTACTCTTCTATCAAGAACTCTCCATCCACTAATACCTTGTTCAAATCCATAATTTTGAAATGATTCGAGAACTCTTGGTGGAACTCTACGCATAGCCATATTTGTAATTTTACCACCAGCACCTTTAAAGAAACTAACACCAGTAGTTGGAGTTACTTCATCACCAGCTGCAGTTGATGCCCAAACCACTTTTGTATCTCCACCCCATTGAGATCTTTCATCAGTAAAATCATCATCTGTATAAGTGCTATAGAGTGTAGATGATGCTTTAGATTTAATCCAACTTTTAACTTGAGCAGGTGTTGCGGTTAAATTGTTTTCTAGGAATAGAGTAGTAATACCAGCAATCTGTGGTGTTGCCATAGATGTACCAGATATGTTTGCTTGCTTAAATGTTGCATCTAAATGATATGCAGCTGCACTACCACCAAACACGTTGGTTGTACTACATGCACTCATAATATTTGAACCAGCTGCAAATACGTCTACACCTGGACCAGCATTAGAGAATACAGATTTTTGATCTGTCGTTGCATCATATACTGTGCTATCTATTGATCCAACAATAATTGCTTCAGGAGAGTATGGACTCATACCACGATGATAGTATACTTGTCCAACTCCAGTTTTATTGTAATAGTTATTGTAATCGAAGCCACCTGGAATATCAACTTTTGTGTATTCATTACCAGCAGCAATACAAACAATAACACCTTCGTCAATTAGTTCTTCGATATCTACATCAACTGAAGCAACACGAACTGGATGTCTTCCAGCAGGAGTTCCTGTCATACCATATGCAGTATTTTTAGTAGTTCCAGTCCATCCTATTCCACGATATTCACCATCATTAATACTATTAAAAGTAGTTCCGTATCCCCAACTCATATTTACAACTGTTGGACGTTTACGACCTAATGTTGGATCGATCGGTTTATTGCGATGCCAAAGTTTAATAACATCAAAACAATCTGTTACAGAAATTCCTGTTCCAGAGTCACCAGAACCTTCTAACCCAGCAACCTTTAATGCATATACTTTTGCGTTTTTAGCCCAGCCATATATTCTACCTGCAATCGTACCACCAACGTGAGTTCCATGCCCATGAAAATCTCTATAGTGATTTGGTGACTGTGTACCAGTTATTCCAGATGCAGTATACCAATTTATTTGTTGGACACGATTAATACCAAGTCTATCCAAAAACTCTGGATGATTTGCTTGAATACCCGTATCATGAACAACAATATCTACACCAGTACCATCGTTTGTGTAAACATAATTCTGATTTGTAGTTGTAGAAGTACCGTAAATGTTTGTATCAAAACTGTGGCGAATTAAACCCCAGTTAATATAATTTGAAGATGGAGAAGTAGTTTTTGTAAAGTTACCAGTTTGAGTAGTTGATCGTAGACCAATCTCAATATCATCTCTTTGATCTGGTGGAATTTCTACAGCGTAAACTCTTGGATCGTTTCTTAATGTTTCAGCTTCTTGTTCTGTAAGAGCATAGTGACACATACGCAATGACGCATCACGATTGTTTACAATGTCTACACGTCTAGCTGGGACAAATCCATCCCCACTACTTGCTGATTCAATTTCATTCCAAAATGAATCGTAGTCAACATCTTTTTTAAGACTAACGATATACTCTCTCATTATAAACCTTTAGTGAAAATCAACCCATGCTCCAGCAGCACGACCTTGAAATTTATTAACAGAAGTGTTATAGATCATGTCTCCATTTTCAACACCAGTTAGTGCATCTCTTTCTCCAGTAGTCATACTTGCAAGTTTAAATGCAGACTTAGTGATAACTTTAACTTTACCTACAGCTGACAAGAAGATGTCAGTCTCTGATTCAAGTGTTGGTGTTCCAGAACCACCAAGAATATATTCGTCAGCAGTTGTTGCAACAAATTCTACTTGGTCTGTAGTATTTAAATCTTGATTAAATGGATTTCCTGTTTGCCCAGCATCAGTGCCATTAACCCACTGAGATCCATTATACTTTAAAACTTGTCCATTTGTTGGAGAGCTAATTGTAACATCAGTTAAATCATTTAATAAAGTTGCAGCGGATGGTAGAGTAGTGTTACCCCATCTAGTTCCGTTGTACATTAGAATTTGTGTAGCAACTAATGGTGCGTTTAGCTGAACATCTGATAGATCGTCAAGACCATTAATTGTCTGAGGTACACTTGCATTTACCCACTCAGAACCATTATACTTAATTACATGATTGACAAGAGGGTTTTGAATTTGAACATCATTAAGATTATCAAGAGTAGCGTTAATGTTCAATACACCAGTTGTAGAATTTATTTGAACAGTGCTACCAATTTTTACACCACCCAGAACAACTGATGTAGCAGTCGGTAAACTATATGGTTGTCTAGAATACAACTCAGTAAAGTTGCTGTTTATTTTAGTTCCCGCAGAACGTATAGGATCACCTGTCCCATCATTTGCAGTTGTTCCAAGATTAATAAGTTGTTGTGCCATTTTATCTCCAGTTATCCATTGTTATGCAGTCGTTATCAGATTTTATAATATTACTGTCATATCCAATAGGTCTAACGATACTTTGATTTGTGTATTCGGTAAGTTCTCCAAAAGGATTGCTTTCAGAGAATAAAATATCATCTGCTTCCTCTTTAAATTTATTATTATCGCCAAAGGAATCAGGTATATCGATATCAATCTCAACAATGCTTTCTGCCAATGCCTGAACACCACCAGCTGGTGGCGACGATATAACAATTCCAGGTGGGCTATAATAACGACCAGCAGGATTAGTTATATTTATTGCAGTGACTTTACCATTAGTCAATACTGCGGTTGCTGTAGCATTAACACCATTTATATCTGGACCAATAAAGACATCTGGTGGCGAGATATAATCGCATCCTGAATTGATAATGTCGATGCGTTTTAATCTGCCACTAGAATTTCTAGTAGCATTTGTTGTAAATGTTTTGAGGGTTTCAAACGCATCAATCTCTTTAATTCCAGTATCAATACGTTCACTACTGTACTGGAATAGTTCAACTTGTAGTTTATAAATGTATAACTTACCAAGCTGATAGAATGGATCCTGATGCTGAACAAACTTAATTTCAAACATGGAATTGGTCATTGGGAAATAAATTAAATCTCCCTCGTTTGGTCTTTCTGGTACGATTGTAACACCATAACGACCAACGAATTGATCCCATCTACGTCTTGCAACTACAAGAGTTGCAGACTGTTCCATCATTAAACCAAATTTGTTTATAAATGCACCTTGTCCTGCGTAGGAATCTACGTTTTCAAAGTACATCTCAATAAGAAAAGAACTTTTAAATTCGCTAAGTCTATCTTCACCAAGAATCTCATCTTTTGAGACTAATTTTCTTGGAATGTAAAACAGCTGCTGACCATAAATCTTCAGCGATTCAATGATAAGATCTTCTACTAAAACTTGTTCAGATCTTGTACCATTAGTAAAATAGACATTTGCTGACATTAATTATCCAATAAAGAAATCCAATGGAGCAGATTTATTCAATAGCGTATCTTCTAAATCTTTTATTTCGGTGATAGCCTCATCATAAAGTTTATCCCCATCAAGAGTTACACCACCTGGAAGTTGAATACCAGAAAACTTCTTAATGTTAGTTGCCCATTGTTTCTTAAATAATGCTATGACATAATTCTTAAACCAAGATTCATTCCAGACTTTTGAAAATTCTGCAGGATCTAATGCACGATATCCTTGAACAATTACATAATCACCAAGAGGAATATCTTGTTCCCAATTAATGTCTAGGTATACACGATTTGTTCTACGATTAAAACGGAAAGACGTATGACCATTTAACTCTAAATCCAACAGAGCCAAGTGACTCATTACAGTTTTGTAATAGATTAAAGAAGTAGATGTTAAGTCGTATAGGTCGTTCAAACGCAACTGATATTGTAAATCGAATATGTTCTTAGATGACGACGCTTGACCTATACTTAAAATCTTAGTTACACCATAGACTAAATCGTTAACTTCAATATACTTGTTATCGTATTCACGTTTAGTGATTGTGGATGTGACTGCAGTTTGTGCTGAAGACGAACCTGTAATAGTTTCTCCAACTTGGAATGTGCCAGTAATATTTTTAACTAGGAGTAAAGTTCCTGTTGAAGTACGTGTAGTTTCTCTAACAACAGTGGCAGTTGCGCCAGAAGTAGCACCAGTTACTCTTTCTGATAGTTGAAAGTTTGCTGCTACAGAAGCAGTCAAGACAATCTCAGAAGCACGAATCTGTGCTTTCATATAAATTTGCTCGACACCATCGTAGTGATATTGTCTCCAGTGCTCTAATGCTTCATCGATACGATCTTCTAGCTGGTCGTCATCCACGTTAATTTCAAGCACAGGAGATCCTAGTGCTCTTAGAGCATATTGTTTTAGTGTTTCTCTAGAATTGACTGCCATATGTTATGCCTTAATTAATAGTACTGCACCCTTTACACTAATCGTTCCTGAAGAACAAGAAGCTGAGAATACTAGATTCCCTCCACTAATAGTCCAGTTTAATGCATGAAACGTAGAACCGACTTGAATAGACATTGTCGCTAAATTGTGCAGATAATCTCCACTAAAATAACTCTGAAAATTTCCATTAGAGTCTCCAGCATATCCAGAAGAACTATAAGGGAAATAAACCGAAGTTCCATCATGCATAACTAAAAACTCATACATAGCATATGCAGTACTATTAGTTATTTGTATTGTATATTTAGCCCCACGATATGTTGTGGCAGAAGTTGAATAAACTGTTGTAGAAGATGATATTCCTGTAGAGGATATTTCTACAAGATCTCCGTATCCCCCACCTCCACCTGCTGCAGATGTCCAAGAAAGAGTGCCTGTTCCATTAGTACTAAGAACCTGCCCAGTAGTACCATCAGCTGAAGGTAACGTCCAAGTTACATTAGATGCTATTGTTGCAGGTGCTCTAAATGCTACCCAGTTAGAAGAATCTGAATCTGCAAATCTAAGAGGAGCCTGTGCGTTTAATGTAACGCTAGTGCCAATAGTTGGGGATGTGAGAGTTTTATTGGTTAGAGTTTGTGTGCCAGTAAGAGTTACAACTGAGTCGTCAATTGTAAAACTTTTAACCACATTTGATGCATTTTTAAAGTACAGTTTACCATCGGTGTAGTTTAATGCTAACTCACCGTAATCTAAATCTGTTGTAAGCGGGACTTTAGCCGCAACTGAAGACTTCTTCAGTAAGACTTTATTTGCCATTCTCTAACCTTAAAAAAGGATACTCAAAAAGATAGAGAGAGTAAAAACTCTCTCTTTACTTAGGTATTAGTATGTACCACCATCGATGTTAAAGCCATCTAAAGTAGATGTGCCAGCACCTGCACCAGTAATATTTGTTCCAACATAAATCGCTTTAGCTACAGCAAGACCACCAGATAGAACAACTGCTGCTGCAGAAGTGCTAGTTGCATCAGTAGTGCTAGTAAATGTAACAGCACCATTTGCTGCTAAAGTTGTAAATGCACCACTTGATCTAGTTGTTGCACCGATTGATGCGTTATCAATTGTACCACCAGAAATAACTGGTGATGTTAATGTCTTGTTAGTAAATGTTTCTGTACCAGCTAAAGTAGCAAGAGTGCCAGTAGTTGGTAGAGTAACAGAAGTATTAGCAGTAGTAGTTAAAGTTAGTGTATGAGCACCACTATGTGTAAAGTTACCACCAAGAGTGATAGTCTTAGAACCATTGTTTACACCAGTACCACC